TTAATGGTTTAGCAAATGCTACAACTGTGAGTGGTTCAACTAATACACAAGTATATTTCATCGTTCAAGTTGGAGCTGGTGGAACACAATCAATCTACATCCCTGAAGATGGAGTTTTATATAGCTCTAACAATTCAGTAGGTTGTGTAGATGGTATTGGTGTAACAGGAAATTCATCTTCTTTAAGTGCGATATTATTTATAGACAAGTAGTAATAAAATGGCTACATCCGGAACTACTTCATTCAATCTGGATATCGATGAGCTTATTCAAGAAGCTTACGAAAGAATTGGTATTGATGGAAGTAGAAGTGGATATCANNCCTGTTGATATTTCATTATCTAAAATAGATAGATCTGCTTATGCGGCTTTACCTAATAAATTATCTCAAGGAACACCATCACAATATTATGTACAAAGAACTGTAAATCCTAGTATTTTTTTATATCAAACTGCTGGATCAAATTATTCTAGTTCTACTAATCCTACTAATTTTCAATTCGTATTTTATTATTTAGCTAGAATTGAAGATGCAGGAACTTATTTAAATACTCCAGATGTTGTGTTTAGATTTTTACCAGCATTAACTTCAGGGCTTGCATATTATTTATCAGTTAAACACGCTCCTGAAAGAATTGAACAATTAAGAATGTTATACGAAGATGATATACAAAGAGCATTATTAGAAGATGGTCAAAGAACTTCTTTATTTGTTTCTCCAAAATCATACTTCGGGGATGGAATGTAATGACTAGTTTTTCCACTGGAAAAAAATCATGGGCTATTTCAGATAGATCAGGACAACGATTCCCGTACCAAGAAATGGTAACAGAGTGGAATGGATCATTTGTACACATTTCAGAATACGAACCAAAACAACCTCAATTAGAACCTAAATTACCAGGTAATGATCCGCAAGGATTACAAAATGCACGACCAGATAGAGTTGAACCAGCGGTATTAGTTAAACTTGCTTATAATCCTTTTTTATCAACTTCAGGAAGTTCAACTATTTTAATTAATGACCCAGGTCACGGTAATAAACTTGGTACATCTATTGTTATAACAGGTTCATTATCAGGAAATGGTTTTACTATTCCAGTTTTAAATACAACAATTGGTTCTACATTAACTTCAGTTAGTTCAGATACTTATAGTATCAATTTACCAACTACAGCAAATGCTTCTGGTTATTTTGGTGGTAGAAGTGTGACTATTGGTCCTGCTGCAGTAGAACTTGATAATAATCCTTTTGTAGTAACATCAGGAAGTTCAACAATTAGAGTTAATGATTATAATCATGGTAGAATAACTGGAAATACTGTGGTATTTTCAAATGTTAATGCTTTAAATAATTTTAATAGTTCTGTAGGATTTCAAGCAAGTGTACTTGCAACAACTACAGGTTATTCAATTACAGTTATTAATGCAAATAATTATAGCTTTAATGCTTCATCAGGAACTGCTACAATGAATTCAGTTATTGGTGGACCAAATGTAACGGCACAAACGATATGAACTACGGAGATTTAAGAGACCAGATTAGAAATTATTCAGAGTTAGATAGCAATATGTTATCTGATTCTACAGTTGCTATTGTTGTACAAAATACAGAAAATAGAATTTATAGAGAAATTAATATAGATGCATTTAGATTATATGCATCAGCAGTTACAGTTACAGGGACTTCAACAATATCAGTACCATCAGGTTTACGTAATATTAGATATGTAGAAATGATTAATGGTAGTGGTGAAATTGTTAATTTATTACAAAAAGACAGTTCTTGGTTAGCTGAATATAATAATAAACCAGGATCATCTACTTATTACGCAGAACCTAAATATTGGGCTAATTGGAACGCTACGACTTGGTTTGTAGCCCCTACGCCAGATGCTGGTTATGGAATAAATATTGCATATTATCAACAACCTGCTACTATTACATCTAGTACAACAAGTACGAGCTATGTATCTGTATATGCTCAGGATTTACTTTTGTATGGAAGTTTGATAGAAGTATATAAATATATCAAAGGTCCTGATAATATGGTACAGATGTTTGAACAATCATATCAACAGGCACGTGAATCCTTTGGTGTTGAACAAACAGGTCGTAGAAGAAGAGACGAATATGTTGATGGGGAACCACGAGTTGTTGTGGATGCTCCAGCACCAGGCAAATAACAAGGAGTTAAAATGGCAAATATAGTACCAGATAGTTTTAAACAAGAACTTTTTACAGCAGTTCACAATTTTTCTACAGTAGCAGGTAATACTTTTAAACTAGCACTTTATACAACTGTGACTGGATTCTCTGCAAGCACAACAAATTACATTACAACTAATGAAGCAAGTGGTACTGGATATTCTGCAAGCGGAACTACTTTAGTTAACTCTACAGTAACTGTTGCTCAAAATATTTCTTTTGTTAGTTTTAATAATGCAACTTTTTCTACTGCTACATTAACAGCATCATGTTGTTTAATTTATAATACAACTCAGTCTAGTAAAGCTGTTGTTGTTTTAGATTTCGGTGGTAGCAAAACTTCAACTAACGGCGACTTTACTATTCAGTTTCCAACAGCTAACTCAACAAGCGCGGTTCTAAGAATCTCTTAGTAATTTTGCCATAGGACATTTATGGCTACAGATACTTCTTGGGGATATTCAGGATGGAGTTCCTATAATTGGGGTGGTTTAGGTCAAGATGTAAACGTTGCGGTCGGTGGAACATATGATCCTAATTGGGGGGCAGCTACTTGGGGAACAGGTCCTTATAGTGCAGTTACTCCAGATCCAAATTTACAATTAACTACTCAAACTGGAACAGTTACTGTTCTTACACAAACTGTTGTAGCTGTAACTAGTAATGCATTAAATATATCTGTTGGAACTGTAGCTTTTGCAATCAACGTTACAGTTGTAACTACTGGAAATTCTCTAACTGTATCAAATACAACACCAACTGTTTTAGCTAATGCTAATGTTGTAACTACTGGAAATGTTTTATCTTTATCTACTGGAACTGTAACAACTGTATCTAAAGCAAATGTTGATGTAACAGGTAATCAACAAACTTTATCTACTGGAACTGTAAATGCAGCTGGTAATGCTATTGCAAATACAACAGGTAATCAACAAACTTTAAATACTGGAACTGTAGATGTATCTACAAAAGCAAATGTAGATATAACAGGAAGTGGTTTATCTTTATTAACTGGAACTGCAGTTGTAAGTATTCCAATTAATGTTGTTTTATCTTCTGTAGAACTTGGAATTCAAACTGGAACATTAACTATATTAGGTAAAGCTAATGTTGATGTTACAGGAAATACTTTAACTTTAACTCTTGCTAATGCAACCGTTGTTGCAAAAGCTAATGCTGATGTTTCTACTAATTTATTAAATTTCTTTACTGGAACTGCAACTGTATCTACTAAAGCTAATGTTGCTATTACAGGAAGTGGATTAACATTAGATACAGGAACAGCTCAAGTTATAATTAATCAAATTATAACTACTACAGGATCTTCTGTTCAAGTTGGAACAGGAACAGTTATTATTACTTGTCCCTTTATACAAAATGTAACTGGTAATGGATTAACTTTAACAACGGGAGAACCAAGTGAAAGTGATCAAGCTGAAGTTTCAGTTACAGGTACTACATTAAATTTAGGTACTGGAAATGTAACTGTTGCTAATAGCCAAATTATACTAGTTAATGGAAATGAAGATAATATTGGTGTTGGAAATGTAACAGTATCTGCACAAACTATTGTTCCAGTTACTGGAAATCAATTGACAATAGGTACAGGACAGCTTATTGTCTATGCTTGGGTTCCAATAAACCCAGATACAGGGCAAAGTTGGTCTAATATTGATCCTTCAACAGGTCAATCTTGGAGTACTGTGAATCCAAGTACAGGTCAAAGTTGGTCTGCCGTTGATCCAAATACAGGGCAAGTTTGGAGTACAATAAACGCTACAACTAGTCAAACATGGTCTCAAATACCATAATGACAAAACCTTAAAAAAGTGATAAGGAGAATATAATATGGCAAGTAC